CGAAGGAGTACGCTAGCCTAGAGACGCTAAGCGCACTCACGGATGCTGATTTCCATCCAACTGCTTATGGTCTGACATGGATCAAAAGCGCTTCCCTAGTCGCCCAAGGTATGCTTGATTGCAGAGAACAAGCGACTTATGAACATCAACTGTCGAAGTGGAACTCGACAGGGGAAGAAATGAAATCTTTTTCCGGAAAATCCCGGAATCGTACTCGAGCAGTCCAGCGGCGCCCTCTGCCCACTGCTCGCCCTGTATCACAACTCGGCAATGCGAATGCCGACGAAGTATGGAGAAAAGTTTCTCGAAACCAAGGTACATTTACCATGGGAAACGTCAAGAACCACCTTCTTTTTGTGAAAGGCAGGAAATTCATCACGAACCATCATGCGTTCAGAGTTTTTCAAGAACTCTGTGATAAGTTTCCGATTATCAAGTTGAGCCACCCAGGCTCTACTCAAGGTATTGAGATTCATTTTAAACGGATTCTCTGGACTCGCGTTCCTGATCGACTTTCCGACGTTATAATCGGAGAGTTGCCAAGAGACGCTTGTCCTGAATACCCATCCATCACTCACTTCTTTATTGAACGTGGTGATGCTGATAGTCTCCTTCACAAGAAGGCGGTCATGTCCATCCCGGGCAAAAACTTCTACCAACTCCAACAGGGAACAGTCAAGTCTCTTCAAACCGAAGATGTTCTTGATTCAATCGGGAATTACCGTGTCTACGGTGCCGTACTCAGTGTTTCGTCTAAAGACGGCGACTGCGGTTCTCCGTATATTCTCGATTCCGCTGACAGCAGGCGGATATTCGCAATTCACACTGTAGGTAATGAGGGTGTCGAAAGGTCAATCGGGTCTCTTGTCTTCCGAGACATGCTCGAGTCACACTCCCAATCCGGTGTCGAATCTCTTTTGTCTGGCAATGTTCTTGATCTAGGAACTCTTCCACCAGTATTTGCGTCAACCAGATCGCAAATCGTGCCAACGAAGATCTTCAATCAGGTTTGTGAGACAAAAATGGCCCCAGCAACTTTGGCCAGATTTGACACCCCCAACGGTCCCATGGCTAAAGCCATTGCCAAGCAATTTGGCCCTGTCTTCGCTGTTGACGAAGACTCTCTTCATCGGGCCTCGACCGACTACCTGCACATGCTGCAAGAATCATCTCCGCCAACTGAGCTTGGCGTTTTGTCGTTCGAAAGAGCGACGCGCGGAGATGAAGGAAGCGATTATATCCGACCAATTAATCGTTCCCGATCCTCAGGATATCCTTTCGTCCTGCAGACAAAAATGAAAGGAAAGACCGAGTGGTTCGGTCAAGACGAATGGGTCGAGAACGAAAAGACCCGTGAGCTGAAACGACACTGCTTATCGCAAATCCATGCGATGGAGCAGGGCGACGTTCAGAC